TTAGCTCTTAATACAAATGATGAAAAATTATATTTTAAAAATTCATCTGGTGCTGTTAAAGAAATAGCTTCAGCCACAGGCACAACAGGCGATGTTACTGGTCCTTCAACTTCTGTTGATAATGCGTTAGTTGCTATGAACGGCACCACAGGAAAAGTAATCAAAAGTGCTGATCTAACACTTAATAACGTGATACTTGGAAATGGCACCAATGCACCTCAAGTTGTAGCTCCAGGAACAAGTGGAAACGTTTTAAAATCAAACGGTACAACTTGGACTTCAGCTGCTGAAGCTGCGGGATTTCCTCAACCACAACTTGTTAGTGGTAACACTACAGCAACGTCTGCTCAGTTTCTTGTAGCAAGTGCAGGTTCAATCACCATAACGCTTCCAAGTGGTCCAAGTGCAGGTGACTTTGTAGTTATAAAAGACGGAACAGGTGCTGCAGCAACAACTAACTTTACCGTTGCACGGAATGGAAGTAATATTGCAAGCTCTGCCACAGACTTAACTTTTGACAAAAACTTTGCAGAAATTACTATGACGTATGTGGATGCAACGATTGGTTGGAGTGTCTAATGAGCAATCTGTCAGAGCTATTACCCTCTGGCGGTGGTCAGAACGTAGGGAGCTTTACTGCTTCTGGAACCATAACGAATGGTCAACTTGTCGGTTTGAGAGCAGACGGTAAAGTAGAGGCAATAACAGCAACTTCCGAAGCAGCAACAACTGAAGCAAATTTTACAAGCACTTCACTTTGGAGTGGTGGAAATCAAAGCACACTTTCATCAGTTTACGATATAAATGCAGACAGAGTAGTTCAATTTTACGCTAGTACAACTAGCACCCAATATTGCACAGGGGTGGTTTCTACACCTACTGCCTCTGGGCTAACAAGTTTTGGAACACCTGTTGTTATTAACACATCTGACAGCGATTATATTTCTGCTGTTTATCATGTTGCAGCTCAAAAATCAGTTGTTGGCTTTCGAGATGGTGGGGCATCAAATTACGGAAGAGCTTACGTTATAACAGTAGATCCGTCAGACAATTCATTAACTTTTGGAGCCGAAGCTAGTTTTCCTAACGCTGAGCCTGTGCTTGGTGTTTCAAGCACTTACGACAGTACAAACGAAAAAGCTATTTTTACTTATATGACTACTAGTGGGGATTTTGGCCGTGGTATTGCAGGTACAATTTCGGGAACGAGTATAAGTTTTGGATCAACTAGTACGTTTGGAAATGTAGGTGCAACAGGGCAAGTGCATTATTGGACTTCTTGTGTTTATGAAGCAAATTCAAACACTGTCACCGTCTTTTTTGCGAGAAAAGATCAAAGTTACCATCTTTATTGTAATGTTGGTCAAGTGTCTGGAACAAGTTACAATACGGGTACAGATATACTAGTGGACAATAGTTTTGGGGTTCAAAACACTAATCTTACAAGTGTGGCTGATACAAATTCTAACAAAATTGTTGTGTTTTATCAAAATGCTAATAATGGAGATGGGTACGGAATAGTAGGAACTCCATCTTTTGTTAGTAATGTCGGATCAGCTACTTTTGGATCATCTGTTGAATTTACTGATACAGTTTCTTCTAGCACGGCAAGTGCTTTGTCTTGTGCATTTGACTCAACAAATAATCAAATTGTCGTTATGTATAGAAACACTGCCAATGATAAACCCTATGTCAACGCAATAACTGTCAGTGGAACGAGCATAACTGTTGCTAATGAATTTAACTTAACAACTACTAAAGGTTTAGCAACTGAAATAATTTTTGTTCCAACAATTACTAAATTTGTTGCTTCTTACATAGAAGAACCTAGTCCTTATTATGGCAAATATGTCCTTTACAATGTAGCGTCTGACAATATCTCAAGTTTTATTGGATTAGCAGGTCAAGCTATATCAGACACTGCCACAGGAAATATAGATATGTTAGGGGGAATAAACTCTCAACAGACTTCATTAACCATTGCTAGTAAATATTATATTCAATCAAATGGCACGTTAGGAACAACGTCTACAAGTACGTTTGTTGGTCAGGCTGTCAGTGCCACTACTCTTAACATAAGGGATTTGACATGAGTACCTTATCTGAGCTTTTACCCGCAGGTTCTGGTGGTAAGAATGTCGATTTTGTAGCCTCTGGAACTTTAGCAAGTGGTCAGACGGTAGTTTTAAATGCGAATGGCACGGTACAAGCAGTAAGTGAGACAAATGTTACTGCATCTTTAGGATCTGTAAATTCAATTGGTTCTGGAGGAACACCAATCAATATAGCAGGTTATTATGATCCAGATCAAAATGCTTGTGTTATATTTTATTCTAGCTCTGGTAATGAGTATTTGGTAGGAGTTGCAGGAACAATAAGTGGTTCAACAATTACATTTGGAAGTGTGACTACTGGATTTTCTTTTTCTACGGAAGGCCACGTTGCAGCTTACGATACTACTAATAACAAAGGAGTAGTAGTTTATAAAGACGCAGGTAACACAGGAGATTGGAAAGCAAAACAGGTTAATGTAAGTGGAACTACAATTAGTTTTGAAAGTGGAAATGGTCAAACTTTTAGCACTCACAGCAGTGCTAGACCAGTAGCTATGATTTATTGTCCAAATGTAGATAGATTTTTCTCAGTTTGGAACAGTTCTTCACAGGGTACACTTGTTCACCAAATGGGTCAAACAAGTGGTACTACTACTTCTTGGTCAGGAGCATACAACAGTTTCAACGGAACAAACTTCAATGCTTATGAGGGTGGTTGGGCAGCTTCTTTAACTTATGATCCTGTTTATGAAGCTGTATTGATAGCACAAACTTATAGATATAGCCCGTATTATATGAGTTATATGCTTGTAACTGTTCCAAGCAGTGGATCGGCTACAGCCACATTAACCCAACAAGCATTAAACAATTACTATAGTGATACTCCATTTGCCGCATACAATATAAACGATGGAAAACACGTTTTAGCTTATCGCGTATCATCAGGTATGGATGTCGTTCCTATCACGTTGACATCAAACTCTGCGGTATCATTTACAACACCCACTGTTTCATCGGGAAATTTTGGGCCTACTATTGGTAATAATAATGTTAGAGATGCCAATGGTATTGGATATAATGCATTGCATAAAAAGACAGGTTTAATGTATTCAGACAGCTTGGGGGTGCAATATATAGTTAGTATAGACACTAGTGGATCTACTTATACTACGGGAACAAGCCTACAAGTACAAAATACATACATTGCAAGCATACAACCAAGACCAGTTTTATATGATTCAGTTTCCACTAATATGTTCATTGCTTTTAAATCTGGCGGTGCAGGAACAACCTATGATGCTCGTACATACACTATGGAAGGTACTACTACTAACGTATCAAACTTCATCGGAATAACCGATGCAGCAATAGCTAACACTGCCACAGGTTCTGTGACAATTAAAGGTGGAATAGGTATAGCACAAGCAGCGGGAAGCGGATCAATAGGCACTGAGGTGGTATATGGATCGGCTGGTTCTAATCTTTATACTGGGGCAACATTTGATAGTAGTAACAATAGGGTAGTTATTGTTTATCGTGATGGGGCTAATTCAAATTATGGAACTGCTGTAGTTGGCAATGTATCAGGAACAAGTATATCTTTTGGAACACCAGTTACTTATAATACAAGTGGTTCAACAGATCCAAACGCTGTCGGTTTTGATAGTAACAGTAACAAAGTAGTTGTTGCTTATCGTGATGGGGGAGACAGCGATAAAGGTAAAGCTATCGTGGGAACTGTAGACCCATCAAATAATTCTATTTCTTTTCCTTCAAGTGAGGTTGAATTTAATGGTGGGAACACAGGGTATATTAATGTTGTATTTGATTCTTCAAATAACAGAATAGTTATAACTTATACTGATTATGGAAATAATAGTGCGGCTACAGCGATAGCAGGAACTGTATCAGGAAATACAATTAGTTTTGGTAGTGAAGTGGTTATAAATAATAACGGCAGTTATTTCACGGCATCTACTTTTGACTCTACCGCTAACAAAGTTGTTATAGCTTATCAAGATGCTAATAACTCTAACTATGGAACAGCTAACGTACTCACTGTCGATCCATCTAACAATTCTATAACTTTTGGTGCCGCTTCCGTATTCAATCAAGCAACGACTTCAACAGGACTTGGTCCTACTACATTCGGAATAGCTTTTGATAGTACCAACAATAGAACAGTTATAGCATTTTGTGACGAAGGAAATAGTAATTTTGGAACGGCAGTTGTAGGAACAATTAGTAGCACATCAATTACTTTCGGTACTAAAGTTGAATTTCATCAGGATGCTATTTATGGGATGGCAGCAGTATTTGAGCCTAGCATTAATAAAATAGTTATATCTTATGCTGATCAGGGTAATAATTATCATGGTGAATATGTATTAGGCACAGTTTCTAACACTTCTATTTCATTTAACACGGCACAAACATTTGCATCTGCTATCACACAATATATAGCTTCAACTTTTGATACTAATAGCAATAGGGTAGTTAACGCATATGCCGATACTGAGGGTCCAACAGCTAACAACGGAACTGCAATAGTTATACAACCTGCCGGACAAAGTGAAAATTTAATACCAAACAGCGTCTACTATGTTCAAAATGACGGAACTATTAATACAACCTCAACAGGTACAAGAATTGGTAAAGCGTTGTCTTCAACAAGCATTAATTTGGAGTTTAACTCGTGACAAATTTATCCGAATTATTACCTTCAGGTGGCGGTGCCAAAGAATTTGATGCTGTAGCTTCTGGGACTTTAGCAAGTGGGCAAGTGGTAATTTTGAAAAGTGACGGTAAAGTTGAGGCTGTTAGCACAGATCCAGCATCTTTAGGAACGGCTGTTTCTCCCTTTGGTGGAAACCAAGGACCAACACTTTGCAAACTTACTGACACTACTTTTTTACTAACTGGGCGAGATTCTACTAACAGTTATAATGCCACTACTGCTATAGGCACAGTATCTAATGGATCAATATCTTTCGGAACCAACGCTGCTGTTTCTGCTATTGGTGCAACATCAAATGTTATTGTACCAATTCGATTAACTGATAATAAATTTATTATCTTATGGACAGACTTTAACAATAGTAATAGAGGAAAAGCTATAGTAGGCGAAGTGAGTGGTGGTTCAATCACTTATGGTTCTGCTGTAACATTTGAAACAGGACAGACGACTTTAAGTACTGTTCAAGCAGGAGTAGCTCTAACCGCTAGTAAATTTGTTATAGTTTATGAAGACGCTTCTAATTCCTCATACGGTACAGCTATTGTAGGTGATGTAACTGGAAACACTATTACATTTGGAACTGCTTATGTTTATCAAACAAGCAACTCAACAAAATCTAGTGTTGTTGCTAGGTTAACTGACTCAAAAATTGTTCTTGCCTATTCTCAAACAACTAATAATTCAAGAGGTAGAGTGCAAGTTTTAACTATATCAGGAACAACTTTTACTCCTGGAAACGCAATAACTTATGACGCTTCAAGTGTACTTCATTTCAGCATTGTAGCTATGAGTGAAACGCAATTTGTAGTGTCTTATCTTGACGGGGGTTCTCTTAATTACGGAAAATCAATTGTTTGTTCTGTTTCTGGCACAACGATAACTGTCGGAGCTACAACAGAGTTCAATGTTCAAACTAAATTATATGCACCAAATTCTGTTAAAATTAATGACACTCAATTTGCAGTTGTTTATAGTCCAAGTAACCCTCCGAATGACACTGATAGAGATGTTAGAATTGGAACAATAACGGCAGGCACTATAACTTTTGCTTCTGCTGTAACTTTTAGTACTGGTACTGATTCAAATAGCGTATCTGGTATTACATTGATTGGAACTTCAGACTTACTTCTTGGTTCGGACCCAAATGCAACTGAATTTCCAGTAGTGGATTATAAGTTAGAAAGCACGAATGAAGCTAATTTCATAGGCATAACATCTGAGGCAATAGCTAATGGTGCGACAGGCAAAGTTAATCCTCAAGGCGGTGTGGCTACGGCACAAGCAACGAGTCAATCTAACTCACTTGGATCAGCAGAGCTTTTTAATGCTGGAACTACAAATTTTAGCAGGGTTGTATATGACAGTAATTCTAATAGGATTGTTGTTATATTTGCAGACAATAGTAACTCAAATTATGGAACGGCTATTGTGGGAGAGGTTTCTGGTTCATCAGTTCAATATGGAACTAAGGAAGTATTTAACACTGGTACTTCCTCTTATATGGATATAACTTTTGATAGTAACTCTAATAGAGTTGTCATTGCCTTCACAGGGACACCTGCTAATGAATATGGAACTGCTATTGTAGGATCAGTTGATCCCAGTGATAATAGTATAGATTTTGGAACTGCCTCTGTGTATAAAAGCGCTGGTTGTGCATTTAACACATGTACTTTTGACAGTTCTAATAACAAAATTGTGGTAGCTTATAGAATTTATCCTAGTCCTCAAGGAATAGCACGAGTAGGAACTGTTGATCCATCTGATAACAGTATAAGTTTTACTGGGGCAGAATCTGTGTATGTCAATGGTGACGTAGCAAATCAAAGTTCTACATTTGATAGCTCTAATAATAAAGTAGTTATAACTTTTCAAGATGGTACTAATACTGGTCGTGGTACAGCAATTGTAGGTACGGTCAGCGGCACAGGTATATCTTTTGGTAGTAAAGTTGATTTTTCAGGTGCAAATAACACTAACTACACACTCCCTGTGACTTTTGACAGCAATAGTAACAAAATTGTAGTTTTATACAGTGGCCCTGCAAGCGCTTATCTAGGCAGAGCAAAAGTAGGAACGATCAGTGGCACAGCTATTACTTTTGGATCAGAAGCAACTTTTGAACCAAGCAACGTTGTTAGATACAAAGCTATAGCTTTTGACAGCACTGCTAACAAAGTAATTATAGTTTATGACGAAAATGAAACAGATTTAAAATATGTTGTAGGAACGGTTAGTGGAACAGACATCACTTTTGAAACTCCAACTATATTTTCAACAAGTAATGGTGTAGCAGATGGAAGTTTAGATGTTGCTTACGACAGTTCAATTAATAGATCGGTATTTGCATTTAGAGATCAAAGCAACAGCAACCAAGGCACTTCTCAAGTTTTAGCGTTAGCTGGAATATCAGAAAATTTAATCGTAGGATCAACATACTACGTTCAAAATAACGGAGATCTTTCTACCACCTCAAGCTCAGTGACAGCAGGCAAAGCTATTTCAACCACCCAACTAATACTAAATGGAGCATCATAATGAAAACGATTGTAGAAAATGTAACGAACTTAAGTAAATTTCTTTTTGAAGATGACAAACGTGTCATAATGGGAGCAACGCAAATTGATGTTGGCCCAGAAGAAAAACTAGATTTTATTGTAGGATGTCATTCATCAAGTGATTGCACTTTGTATGAAAACATTACTGGCCCTGAAGAAGAGTGGTACGGAAATAAATGGTTTTTTGATGGTGCTACTTGGACACTTAATCCAGATTGGATTGATCCAAGAGAAGAGAGTTCTGAGTAAGGATTAAGCCATGAGCTATACGATGACATACGATAGCTTGCTTGTAGACATGAGGCGTTATCTAGAACGTGGATTTACACAGGCAAGCGATCAAATAGTCTTTGATCAACTGCCACGTTTAATTACGTTGGCAGAAAGACGTATAGCTCGTGAATTAAAGATTGAAGGTTTTATTAGGGCAATTACAACGCCATTATCTATCGGTGTTTCTACTTATTTAAAACCAGATCGCTGGCGTGATACGATTTCAATGACGGTCAATGGAACCCCAATACAGACAAGGTCATATGAGTATCTCCGTAATTACTGGCCCGATGAAGCTCAAACAGCCTCACCTCAATTCTATGCTGACTATGATTATGCAAATTGGCTGATTGCCCCAACACCAAATGCATCTAGTACTTTAGAAATACTTTACTATGAACAACCTGCTCTCTTGGGAGATACATTGCAAAGTAATTGGCTTACAGAATATGCACCAGAATTGATATTGTATGCTTCTTTGCTTGAGGCAACCCCATTTTTAAAAAATGATGACAGAGTACAATTATGGCAAGGTCTTTATGATCGATGTGCTCAAGCATTTAGCGGTCAAGACTTAGGAAGAATACTTGATCGTTCAGCGCAAAGGAGTGAAGCATAATGCCTATTTATCAAGATGTTTTTGGCGGTGCTAACATTTACCCAAGTGAAATTAGTTATAGCTCTTTAAATTTAACTGCCGATATAACATTGAGTTGGCCTGAAGAAACGTCCACTAATGTAAATTTAGCTACTAGGATTGTTGATGTCACACAGGCAAGTTCAGGGTTTAGTATTATTTTGCCTGACGCACAAAAAAGCGGAACAGGTAATACAATACTTTTTAACAATAAAGGATCACATACTTTTACTGTTAAAAACGCAGGTGGCGTACAAGTAGGAACTATCGCCTCTGGGCAACTATGGCAAATTTATCTTACTGATAACACAACAGCTAATGGAACATGGGAACTGTTGCAATATGGAGCAACAACTTCTACAGCAAATGCAAGCTCGTTAGCTGGAACAGGTATAGTGGCTGTTGGCACATTATTGAGTCAATCAGTTCCTGTTACCACAATAAATAATACATATACAAGTGGGGTTGATGATCGTGCAAAGATGTTCAACTTTACGGGAGCACAGGCTACGTTCACATTGCCTGATCCAACTGTAGGTGGAGACAACTGGTTTTTATATTTAAGAAACTCAGGCTCTGGTGCAATTACAGCAACACCTCCAGGATCTACTACGATTGACGGTGCAAGCACTTTGGCATTTCAACCAGGAGAGTCAGCCATTATAGCCACCGATGGGGTCAATTTTTTTACCATTGGGTTTGGACAGAGTGCGACATTTGCTTTCGATTATACCGTTATTGACATTGCGGGAAGTGGTGACAAAACACTTACTGGCACAGAGCTTAATAGAGTTGCATACAGATTTACTGGTGCGTTAACTGGGGCAAGAAACATTATTGTTCCTGCTACGGTTCAACAGTATTGGATTGATAACAGAACAACAGGTAGTTACGTTTTAACTGTTAAAGTTTCAGGGCAAACAGGCGTGCAAGTTGGACAAAACACAAGAGGCATTTATTATTGTGATGGCTCAGATGTTTTAGATGCTGATACAAGTACAGTTTCTTTTCCAATTTCTGTAAGTCAAGGTGGAACAGGGGCAACTACTGCAACAAACGCCTTAATTAATCTAGGCGGTTCTGCAACAGGTAGAGCTATTTTTACATCAGCGTCTCAAGCTGCAGCATGGTCAGCATTAGGCGTTGCACAAAGTGGAAACATTAATGGTGGGGTATTTCCTTAATGCCAGTTCAAACTACCGTCCTTAGATCTGATCCTGGAATCAAACGTGATGGCACTAAGTTTGAAGGCAACAACTATGTGGACGGACAATGGGTGCGTTTTCAAAGAGGATTGCCAAGAAAAATAGGCGGTTATAAAACTACTCAAAAATACTTGTCTGAGATAAGTAGAGGGTTTGCTACTTTTTCACAGATGCTTTTTGTGTATTGTCATTCAGGCGGTGACAACACTTTAGAAAGATTTACATTAGATCAAACAGGCAATAGCTCTATCGTCACTGACAGAACACCTGTTTTAGCTTATGCCTATGGCACTGTAACACTTGCAGGTGCCAGTGGTGCTGTAGATATGATTGCTGTAGACGGTGTGAACATAATGTCTGGGTCAGTGCCTTTTAACACTGACATAAATCAAACAGCAACAGACGTTGCTTCTAACATTACTGCTTTTACAAGCACGCCAAATTACACGGCTAATGCAGTTGGGGCAGTTATTACAATAACTTCTGTCACAGGTGGAGATCAATCTAACCATTTTATTATAACAACCACCTTGAACACTCTAACAAGCACTATAGTCAATATGAACTATGGCAGTGACGCTTTAATAACATCTGTTCACAACTATTGGATGTTTGATTTTCAATACGACTCAAGCACTAATCAAAATTATGTGTTAGCACAAGTTAGCCCAAATGGTGATTGTATTTGTAATGATCAAGACGGACAAATATTTTTTGGCGAGGTGTTAGGAACAAATGTTTTACGATCTGTTTCCTTGCCAGCAAATACAAATGTGACAGGCGGTATCGTAAGTTTACACCCATATTTATTTTACTACGGAACGGACGGTATTATTGGATGGAGCATTCCAGGAAATCCTACAGACCTTTTAGGAACAGGGTCAGGAAATGCACGAGTGTGGGGTCAAAAAATAATAAAAGGACTTCCACTTAGAGCAGGTTCAGGAACAGCACCTGCGGGTCTATTTTGGGCGTTTGACGCTGTTATTAGAGCTACTTTTGTAGGTGGAACAGCAATATTTCAATTTGATATTGTAGCAACAGATACTTCTATTTTATCACCATTCTCTCCGATAGATTATGACGGTGTTTTTTACTGGGCAGGTGTTGATCGTTTTTATATGTTTAACGGTGTGGTTAGAGAAGTACCCAACTCATTGAATTTAAATTATTTTTTTGATGGAATTAATCGTAATGCAGCAACAAAATGTTTTGCATATAAAGTTCCAAGGTACGGTGAAATTTGGTGGGCGTATCCAAAAGGTACAGCTACCGAATGCACGCACGCTGTAGTTTATAACATTCGTGAAAATACATGGTATGACACAGAACTTCCTAATGATGGTCGATCAGCAGGTCAGTTTAACAATTCATTTGCCGCACCTATATTGACGGGGGTGCAATCTTCTCCATTGCCATTAGACCCTATTGAGACACTTGCTGTTACAGTAGTTAACTCAGGTTCTGGAAATAAATATAATATGAGTGGTAGCGCACAACCAACTTTAACTTTTAGAGAAGGCAACACTTATAGATTTGATCAATCTGATTCTTCTAATGTGGGTCATCCCTTGCGTCTGTCTTCAACATCAGATGGCACGCATGGCGGTGGTGTGGAATATACGACAGGCGTAACAGTTGTCGGGGTGTTAGGGCAAGCAGGTGCATACACACAAATTATAGTACCAACTGGAGCACCAACTTTATATTATTATTGCGAAATTCATAGCGGAATGGGTGGTCAGATAAATACCAACATCAGAGGTATTGGTTACAAAGTCTGGCAACATGAATTTGGTGTTGATGAAGTAGACGGTCCAATAATTAATCCAATTAAGTCGTTTTTTGAAACGGCTGATTTATCTACATTGCCACAAGGGTTAGATCGTTATTTGAGAATAACACAAATTGAACCTGATTTTGTTCAAGTGGGTGACATGACAGTAGAAATCACAGGTAGAGCCAATGCACGAGCACCAGAAGTTACAAGTTCGACTGTGGCATTTCCTGCTTCTGCCAATCAACCTTACGAACAAATTGTAATGTTAAAAGAACAACGTAGAGAATTAAGAGTTAAATTTACTTCTAATGCTTTATACGGAGACTATCAAATGGGTCAAATTATAGGGCATTTAGACAACGGTGACGGAACGGATCTAGGATAATGGGAATGGGATTAAGTGTCACATGGCCTGTTGGTATAGAGTTGACAGATTGGGCAAATTGCCTGATCACAGACTTTGTAGATTTTGGGGCTTTTGATCCTTTAGAAGATCCAGAAAAATGGCAAGATTGGGGCAGTCAATTTCTTAACGCTACAAACCTCGTAGAAGATTTTCCTGACCCTTATATGTATGACGATTGGAGAGAATGGGCTGAACGATTTGTTCAGACAACGCTATGAAGTTTATTGGATTTAGTAGAGAAGAAGAGGCTGAAAAGTGGGCAAGAGATAAGCTAGGTGTAAAGGGTAACCCTGAATTTTTTAGAGCTATGTCGGCTGTAGATGATAAAGGTGAATTTGTTTGTGTAGCTATTTTCAGTAATTTTACTAAACGAAATATTGATATGAATTTTGTAGCAAAAGATGGTTATTGGTCGGCACCTAAAGAGACAGTAAAAATGTACAACGCTATTTTTACTTATGTCTTTAAGATATTAGAGGCTGTAAGAGCTACAGCATTAGTAGGAGATAGTAATTCATCTTCTAAAAAGTTTGTAAATAAGTTAGGATTTAAGCACGAGGGTGTGATGAGATGTGCTTATGATAATAACGAGGATTTAAATATTTTTGGGTTATTGCGCGATGAGTACATTAACCATGCATGGTCAAATGCGAGGGCGAAATGAGCATTAAAGAAGAAATAATGAAAATTGCGGTTTCTGATCCGTCCTATCAGGCTTCTATTGATCAAATAAAAAGGCAAATGTCTAACACTAACATTGTTGCTGAAGACTTAGTTGAAGCAATAAGAATGTTAGAAATGATCATAGAAGACCCTCGTAAATATGCAGAAATTCGTCAAGCAGCAATAGCAGACGGTCTAATTGATGAGGGTATGTTTCCCCCAGAGTTTGATAAAACTATCATTATAAGTCTGTTGATTGTTTTGTATGGCTTGCAAGACAGTCTCGTTCAAGAGGGTTATGCAAGAGGTGGTCTTAGAGTTGCAGGTAAACAACTAGGACGCATGGGTCAAGGTGGAGACACTATGCTTGCCCATATTAATCCTAGAGAGGCTGAAGTTCTTAGAAGGATGGGCGGTCAAGGCACTGTCAATCCCAACACAGGCTTGCAAGAATACAAAGGTCTTAAAAATATAATAAAGACAGCATTGCCTATTGCTTTAAGTATTGTTGCTCCAGGACTTGGAACAGCTATTGGAACAGCAATTGGGTTAAGTGGTACGGCTGCAGCTGTGGCTGGTGGAGCACTTTTAGGTGGTGCAACTTCATTTGCTACGGGCGGTGATCCTTTATTGGGTGCATTGACAGGTGGTATTGGTGGAGCTACTTCAGGTATAAGTGAATTAATAGGTGGGTTTGCTAATGTAGGTGAACCTGTGGCTAATTTACTTGCTGGTGTAGGGGTTGGAGCTGCAACTTCTGCGATTAGAGGCGGTAATATAGCCCAAGGTGCCTTGTTAGGTGCGGCAGGTTCTATGTTTAAACCTCAAATTGAAAATGCAAGTAAGTCAGTAGTAAACTCATTGAAGAGTACATTTAGCCCAATGACAAACGCTGTAAGTGATTTTACAAGTCCTATAACACAAGGCTTTTCAACAGATACTACTCCCTATTCAGGAATATCAGATGCCGTGTTTAGTGAGCAAGGTTCTTCTCTTGGGGATACGTTTGTAGATACAAACACATATGACTTTATGGCACCTAATCCATCAATGGCAAGTTACAGTGATAATGAGCTAATGGGTGGTCCTAATTTTGGTGGTCCTAATTTTGTATCTGCAATGACTGAAAATGTTACAGACGCAGGACGACTAGGTTCTATTTCAAATGTAGATACTATGACAGATAGGTTAAATAGAATGGTTGCTCCAGTTCAGGAAACAGATTTAAGTTATGGAGGGGGAAGACTTCCTGGAAGTGGTGCATCGTTAGTAAATGATATGAATGCTGTAAATGCACCTCCTACTTCTGTTCTTAGTAAAGACGATGCAATAAACAATATGAACGCTATAGAAGGAAGTATGCCACAAGAAGGACCGTTATCTAGACTGTCTAATTTAATTAGTTCTGACACTGCTAAAATGGGAGGTATTGTTGCTCTGTTAGCATCAATGGATGGCGGTAGTGGTGATGGTGTTGGAATGCCTAAACTTACTAAAGCTCAAGAAGAATATTTTAATCGAAATTTAGCTACTTGGGATTGGAGTAAAATTCAAGCAATGGCTAATGCTAAAGGAACGAGTGTTACTGAGTTTATCACTAACGATAAATTTAGATCTGAAGCAAATAGTGGTATGTTTAACCAACAACCAAGTTTAGTACAACAATCGGTTGCATCACAACGATATGCGAGAGGTGGTCTTAGTGCAATTCCAGGATATGCTACGGGGTCTGGAGATGGTCGCGCTGATTTAATAAATGCGAGACTGTCAGACGGAGAATATGTTATAGATGCTGAGTCAGTGTCAATGTTGGGGAACGGGTCAAATAAAGCAGGGGCTAAAATGTTAAACGACATGAGAAAAAATTTAAGATCTCATAAAGGAAAAGCTCTGGCAGATGGTCGATTTAGCCCAGACGCTAAGTCACCACTTGAATATATGAAGAGGAGTGCGTAATGGGTAGTTTATTTCAAGGTTCTCCACAAACAGCTACAAGTTATAGCACGAGTACAAGTGAAACTCCCAAATGGATGCAAGATGCAATCTTCAATCAGGTTCAACTGTCTCAAAATTTAGCAAACCGTCCATTTGAAAGTTATGAATTACCAACAGTTGCAGAGTTATCTCCTCTACAACAACAAGCATACACGGCAGTGCAAGGTGCTCAAGGGTCGTACCTAAACGATTTAAACGCCTCACAGGCAGGATTAAGGGCTGCCGCTGGTTTGTCACCATTACCTGACACGCCAACTAGTATGCTTCCAAGCAATATGCAAACGTCAGCTATGGCTGCTGGAAACACGGCACAAGAAAAAGCTAAAAGTTATTTTGAGAAGGCTGGCAAAACATCATACGACAATATTACTAATTATATGAACCCTTATCAAACAGAAGTTATGGACAAAATGGCACAGAGAAGTGCTAGAAATTTATCCGAAAATTTATTACCTGCTGTTTCAGATGCTTTTATAAAAGCAGGTCAATTTGGCTCTAGTCGCATGGGTGATTTTGGTTCTAGAGCACTGCGTGATGAGCAAGAAAGTCTACAAAATGCTCAAGCTAACTTGTTAAACACGGGTTATCAACAGGCAATGGGGGCCGCACAGGCAGACATGGCAAGACAAGCAGGTCTTGGTCAAACGGTAGCTCAGATACAAGAATCAGATTTAGCTAGACAGTTAGGCGCATTAAATAACTTGTCTAATCTTGGTGCTCAGAGACAAGCACTTGGATATACCGATACAGCCGCTTTGGAAGCTGCAGGGCAAGCACAACAAGCTCAAATGCAACAACAATTAAGTGCAGCAGAAAAAGAATTTTTAGATCAACAAATGTATCCTATGCAACAGGCAGATTTTTTAAGCACACAATTAAGAGGTTTGGCTCCAATAACACCATCAAGAACCACTCAAAGTGGAACGTCACAGGGTGCTACTTATTCTGCAAGTCCATTGTCACAAATAGCCGCAGGCCTTGCTACTTATAAAGGTCTACAAAAATTAGCAGAGTAATGTGTAAGGAATAAATTATGGGTTATAATCTAAACAGGTTGATGAGACAGTATGGACTAGCCACTCCTACTATGGCTCAATACACGGGGGAGATGGGGCCAGACGTTGAAACGATTGACGAAGAAACGGGAGAAACAATAACAACGCCAGGAACCGTTACATTTGACCCTGCAAAACAAGCTGCATTTGATAATTATCAAGATCAATATCAATTTCGTTTAAGCAACAGACCTATGTATGAAAGTGCTCAATTTCGTACAACGCCTGCACAACAACAGCCTCAAACATACGAAGATATGTTTCAAATGTATTTAGGTCGAGATCCAGGAGATGGAGAACGAGCTACAATAACTGAAGTTGGCAGTGGTCCAATTAGCGATGCTCAAAGAAACCAATTTTTAAGAACTTATGAAAATGAATTTGCTGATTTAGGAATAAATAATACTGGCAATCAATTAGTGTCAGATCAAATAGGTAACTATTATGGAAACATTTTAAGAAATCCAGATTACGTTAGCAATAGAACTACTCCTACCAATCCTGTTGACCCATCAGCACCGTTTATTGAGAGAAATCCAACTGTTGTTAATCCAAATCCACCATTCACTGGTACAATTATGACAACAGATCAAGCATATTATGATCCTGACAACCCTCCAGTAGTAGATGGAGAAGTCACTGACAATTTTCTTCAATTTGCCCAACAACAAGACATTATTAATGCTAATTTAAACAACCCATTGCCTACTACTGGTTACTCAGATGCAGAAGCAAGAAACATAGATCCAATGGCATTAGCTAGTAACGCACAACCAACTTGGGCAAATTATTTGGGCAGAAATCCAGACGTATACGCTCACGCCAATAGAGTTGCTGATGCAGCTGGAGTATTGCCAGGACCAGACAGGCCAGCGTTTTTAGCTAACATAGCCAAAGAACATTTTATAGATCACGGAAGAGAAGAAGGACGCGATTGGTACAAAAGAGGTGGTGAGGTTAAAGGCTATAAATTTGGTGGAGGATATACTAATCCTTATGGTGCTGAACGCACAGGTGTACAAGTAGACATAATGCCACCGTATGATGCATTTGCGCCTGTTCCTAATGATGAATTGGTGACTGATTTAAGTGTTCCTAGTGTTGAAGAAACAGAAACTGTTGTTGTTGAAACACCTAACGCAGTAATTGATGAAAGCCAAACTGTTGATATTAATGCTGCAGATGTACTTAATCAGATGTTAAATCCCTCTACAAGTACAACGTCTAGATACAGTCCAGAAATAGAAACTTTAAGTGGTCAACAAGCAGGTGCTCGATCTGCCTATGATGAACAATTATTGAAGATGATTGAAAATACACAACAAGGACCAGACAAAGCAGAGCTATGGTTCAATTTAGCTTCAGCATTAAGTGCTCCAACTAAAACAGGAACTTTTGGTGAAAGTTTAGGACTTGCTGCAAAAGAATTTGGAAAATTTTCTAAAGATACAAGAGCATCTAAACGATCTGCACAGGCGTTACAATTAAAAATGGCGGCTAGTAAATTAGCAAAAATAGATAATAGATTAAATAAAGTTAAAGATTTATCTTATAAAGACGCTGAAAAACTTAGAGCCGAAAAATTACAACTTTTTAAAATTCTTTCTGAATCAGGCATTAAAGGACAAGAATTAGCAATTAAATTAGCAAAATTAAATTTAGATAAACAAAAATTTCTTAAAGATATAGCATCTCCAAAAACTGAAATTGGAAAAATGTTAAAAGATATGAATCCAAATATCAAAATTGGATCTACTGAATGGTATAATAGGTATGAAGAAGAAAGAGCAAGAAAAGCTGGACTTGACAATAAAATGCCAACATATTTAGGTAAAAAAGTTGGAGATTTAAACGATCAAGTTAAAACAGCACAAGCAAGTTTAATTCAATTGGGTCTTGCTGAAAAATTAATACCACTCTCTTATGACAGTTCACCTA